CAACCCGACACGTAACTGGTTCTATCGTGAGATTGTAGCTCCATGGCTTCTGTGGAGAGATAGGAAAATATTTACAGATAAGTTGCTTGTCGATGAGGAAACTAAGGCTCCGATCATTGAGCTATTTGAGAGTGATGTGTACGCCAATAAGGCAAACCTACCTCCTGATTATATCAGTACGATGGAGTCATCGTACAAAGGGCAGATGTACGACCGATATGTGCTCGGTAAGTGGGCGGCATATGAGGGTCTAGTCCATCCAGATTTTGATACCGCGAAACACTGTTTGTCTCGCAAAGATGTGATGGACTACCTTGGAGAATGCCGTGAAAGAAACATCAAGATTAGAGCTTTGGAGGGATATGATTTTGGCAATACTTCTCCTAGCGTCTATATGCTTTCGTTTGTGGATGATGTGGGAAGGGTTATAGTGTGTGATGGATACTACGAACCGAACTTCAATTACGATCTTCAGCCCAAAAGGATATTTGAAATCCGTATGCGTTACATGGGCTTTATGGAATTCGAAGACGACATCATCGCTGATCCAGCAATCTTTAGAAAGCAAGTTGTTGCCAAGCGGACGACGGGTATCAGTGTTGCGCAGCTATTCAGGGAACTCAATGTTAATATGCGAGTGGGACACAACGACATTTTAGCTGGAGTAGCTAAAGTCAACGCATATCTTGCCGACAAGGTTGGAGCTAGGCATCTGTTGACCGGGGATGCTGCGGGTCCTATGCTATATGTTACTGATGATCTACCTTGGTTTGAAAGTGAAATTACGAACTACTACTGGAAGAAGAATACGTTTGGTGAACAGATAGACGAGCCTCAAGATCGTAACGATCATGCGATGAATACACTGAAGTATATGCTGTCGTATCTACCAGAGCCTTCCCAAATCATCGTACCTGCTGATCAACTGCCTCCTGATTGGATGTACTGGCAAGAAATGGATCGCGACGACTATATGGCCGCGATCAACAATCGGTACCAATAGCGTGTGAGTCACACAACGAGGAGATTAAAATGACTACTCCGAAGAAGCCATCGTCGTTTGCGAATGAGCCGAAAGCTGCATCTGTTCCTGGTCGGGAACCGGATGAATTTCTTGACAATGCCGATGTGCCTCCGGGTCATAGTCCAGACACTGCACCTGCCGACGATTTTTTGGACCCGGTACCTGTCGAGAACGTGCATCCCGATCCTGAGCCTGTGGAACAGACGGCGGTGTATAAGTTGCTCTCTGCCGATGCCACGATCGAAGGTGTGAAGTATTCAACGCACTACACTGATCATGGTGGCCATTATGGTCTCTTTACACTGACCGAGAAGCAGGCTGACAAGATCGAAGGTGATGGGTGGAAGCTTGTGGAGGTCGGTGGCGAGGATGACTTTTCCGTTCACCCAGAGGCGGCGAAGGGTGAGAAGAACGAGGATGAGTTTCTACACCCCAAGGCGAAGAAGGTAGGTGTGTGAGTCACACATGCCGTGGATTTCAGACCAAACAATTCAATTGTACCGAGAGATTAACGCGTCGCTCTCTCAGGTAGCGGAGGCCATTATCCAGTTTCCGCGAATACTTAGGCGCATCCAACAGGAGTTGATTGAGATGGCGAAATCTAATGCTCAGGTACTCGATGAGGTGCGTCAGACTCGTGGCTTTGTTGCGAGTTTGGTTGCGTCTCAGGAGGCACTTCGTCAGGCGGTGAAGGACGCACTCGCCAATCATGAGGTGGATCAGGAGGTTTCTGACGAGGTTGACAAGTTGTTCGATGAGGCCAAGGCGGGTGCTACGGCAACTGCTGGAGCCATCGTCGCCAATCCTGGTCCAACTGATCCGCCGGCACCGACACCGCCTGGTGGTTGATCTGATCTAGCAAAGGGAGCCGTTCAATGGACGCGCGCTTACAAGCTGCTAAGGCCATTATTGATTTCGAAGCTAGAAGGGATCGTTTTGGCCATCTTTTGATTTATGCCCTACCGCCGAATGACGGAGGTGGTCATTTTGAGGTAGCTGGCATCAACGAAAGATACAATCCAGATGAATGCGCGCGTCTCATTGAACTTATTCATGAAAAGAAGTTTGATGAGGCAGAGGCTTATGCACAAGAAGTGATTGCGCGGGATACGGACGGTGCTGAAAAGTGGCACGACGATCCAGGTGTGCAGTTCTTTTTGCGTGACTGCATCTTTAACCGTGGTTTGCATGGCGCTGCTCGTATCTTGCAGCGCGCTGTAAGTGTTAAGGACGATGGGATCATTGGTCCTATTAGTCGTAAGGCGATTGATGCTTTTCAACCTGCGGCGCTACTTCTCGCCTTACGAAAATCGCGTGAGGCATACGAACGTACGGTTGTTGGTTATCGTGCGAATTTCTGGAAGGGATTGACCAATCGTTGGAATAATGCCCTTCAGGTTGCGCAGAAATTCGATAAGGGAGGGGCTAAGAATGCGATAGTGTGAAAGAGCATAGCAAACATTCAGGGTCCAATTCGTTGGAGGTAACAATGACGACGCAAGCAACATCAGGATTGTCTCAACAAAATCAGCAACTGATCGCACAGATTGTTTCTATCGCTGGAATGGTGGCAGGTACATTGGGATGGGCGCCGCCCGAAACTATTGCAGGGCTTACGACAAATATTCTTGCAGCGATTGGTCCAATCACAACGGCCGTTGGTTTGATCTGGTCGCTGCTAGCGAGTCGTAAAGCTTCTATTGTTTCTGAAGTGGCTGCAATGCCTGAAGTGAAGACTATTCAACTTGAACGTACAACAGAAGGCAGGGCATTGGAGTCTGTGACGCCTAGCAATGTCGCCGTGACTCCACCGTCGACAGGTGTAGGACCAGGGCACGTGTAATGTTTACTGTATCCATTGGTACTTGGATACAAATTGCATTGGCCTGTATGCGCCTGGCCGAGGCATTCCTCGATCGAGCGCGTACTACAAGGGACATGAAGGCTGGGGCAGATGAAGAAATTGCGAAAGCCGCGATGCGTATCTTGGAGAAATCCAATTACGCAAAGAAAGCACTGGAAGACTTTCGTGCTAATCCTGGCTCCGCTGATGACTTCCTGCGCAGCCTTGAGCCCCGTGACAACTGATAGTTTCTGTTCGACGTATCAGCCGCTCGCTGGTATCAAGGGGGTGGGGTCTCTCAAGGCCCCGCCTGAAATCACTAATAGGTTAGCCACTAACGAGCGGACGTACCTGTGCAATTGCAAGGTACCACCTGATCCGCGCTGTGTGAGTCACACACCATGAGCGACACCAACAATACATCGCTTCAATATGATGACTTGCTCGATTACGATGACGAGCTTACATCGGGACAGCAAGCTAAAGTTGTGAATACGCAGCCTCCGTTTCAGATTTATGAAGGGAGTCGCATCGCTGTTGGCAAGGGTGTCGGCACGATGTGTAAGCGTAAGCTCGATGCTGCTAAAGTGGCGTATGATGCTGTAAATGCAGTAACTGAAGAGATTTTCCGTTACTACAATCATCATCATGGCAAAGTTAACAACACACCGCGTGGCGTTTTCAAGCGTGGAGATGCCACTGAGAACGTCATGTTCAGTAATTTGAATGTGATGCTTCCTGCCGTTTATAGTAAGAACCCAGACATTACGTGTTCGACGACTGACGAAGGTGACGAGGACTTCCTACAAACATTGGAGGCACTGATCAATGCCCTATTCAAGAGGAAGGATGGCCTTAACGCTAAGCCTCGCATCAAGAAGGGCGCAGGCATGGGACTTCTCACGAACTTCGGTATCATCAAGCTTGGATTTACCCAAAAATCCGACTCTCGTGAAGTTGCCATCGCCGAAATGCAGCGCATTACCGACGAGCTTGGTCGAGCTAAAAAGCAACAGGATGTCGATCGACTATACGGTGAATTGGAAGCTCTTGAACGAAACATGGAGGTTCTCGAACCCAGCGGCTTCGGTCTCGGTAACGTTCTGCCGCATAGGCTCACCATTGATCCTCATGCCGAACAACAAGATGGATTGGACGCAGATTGGATGGCTGAGGAGGTGTACTTCTCCACATCCTATCTAACTGCTCGTTTCACGGCGCCTGATGGAGATGATGAAGAGGATGATCCAGACAATACGAATAGGAAACTTATCTATAAGCCGACACATAAGGCTCGGTTCGTTGCAGGAAATGGCGCTGGACGGGACGATGGTCTTGGACTCGTCATGGACTCCATTGACAAAACTGGGAATGAGCCAACATCTTTTACAGAGGACGAACGAACAGCTTATATTAATATGTACTACACCAAATGTTTCTTTTGGTGGGATAAGGCGACGCGACGATTGATGTTGTTTCATTCTGGTGATTGGACGTGGCCGATTTGGGTATGGGATGATCCATTGGGCCTTACGAGGTTCTATCCGTACTTCATTATCTCTTTTGCAATGAGCACTGGTGGCACTGTCAGTGTTGGTGAGACAGCATATATGCTCGATCACCAGGACGAAGTGAATGATATGGCTCGTCAAAAGAGTCGTATTCGTCGCACGATCTTTGATTATTTCTTCTATAACTCATCCAAGTTCAAGAAGGATGAAGTCGAGAAGTTTATTCGTGCCATTCGCGGTGAGACATCCAGAGGCAAACATGCAATCGGTGTCGATGCCGGTGAAATGGCGATCAAAGATGTATTTGAGTCGTTGGCACCTCCTTCGGCTCAATACGAGAAACTGTTCGATAACTCTAGTACGTTGGCGTCCATCAACCGGATCACAAATACTAGTGATGCACTTCGAGGGGTTCAATTTAAGACAAATACGACCGAAGACGCGGTTCAATCATATATGGAGTCGTTGAAGCTTAGTGTTGGTGCTAAGGTCGATGTGATTGAAGATGTTGTCGCTGATCTTGCGTTGTCGGTGGCTGAAATTGCAGTGCAGTTTATGGATGAGGAACAGGTTGCAGGCATCGTGGGGCCCTATTTGGCACAGTTCTGGCAACAGATGACCGTGGATCAATTCCATGCCGAGTATGACATTGAATTGGTTGCAGGTAGCATGGAGAAGCCTACGAGCATATTTAAGAAGAAGGAGGCAATTGACGTTACTACGGCAGTTGGCCAATTTGCGTCGGCAGCGCCAGGATCGACTCTTACGATCATGCTCAAAGTTCTCTCGAAGGCGTTTACTGAAGTCGTCATTAAGCCTGAAGACTGGGCGGCACTTAAGGCGGAAATCCAAGCGAACCTTCAGAGAGGAGTAAGTACCGGAGGGGGTGGGCAACCGCAACCAGGAGGCCAACAGCCTCCAAATGGGCAGGCTGGTGGCATTCAACTGGGTCGGAACGGAGGTGGAGACATTCGGCAGGCAGCCTTACAGTTACCAGATCAGGTCAAACGGAAGGTAATGCAGCTAAAGCAACAGGGTGCATCTGACGACGATATTCGTCAGTTTGTCACCGAACAAGTTCAGTCAAACCAAAACCCCGGAAACGGGCGACAGAGGATGCAACAGAATGGCTCCGCGCAACAGCAACAGCTTCAGTGATGGCGCTAATCAAGACTTGGTTTTTGACAACCTTGGCCTCTCCCAAGAAGATTTGGGGATGGGTGGCGATCAGGGTGATCTTAACGATCCTGGTGATGATGACGATGACTCCTCCTTAGGCGATCAACGAGACGATTTGCAGATTGAAGGCGATGATGATGGCGATGACGCTGATCCATTTGCGTTGCGCGACGAGGAAATGCCGCAAGATCGCCGTGTGACTCACACAGAAGATGGTCGTTCGCGTCAACAGCAGCAGCGTCGCGATCCTCGTCCACTTCCAAAAGAGTCCAAGGTTCGACCAGACAAGAATGGCAATTTGCTCAATGAAAAGGGCGAAATTGTTGCTCGTGCAGGTCGTGAGGCACGATATTATACGAGTCGCGAGAAGGCAAAGAAGGATTTAGTGTCGCGAGATACGCAGCTTCGGGAGACTGCGGGGCGCCTAAATCGTGTTACGGAAGTCGCTAGGCAGCTTAAATCGGCTTATGACGGCTTCAATAGTCAGTTTAAGGCCATCAAGGACATGGGGTTCACTCCTGATGACCAAGTGGCTGCAATGAACCTGTTTGCGCAGATGAGAAAAGACCCAAAAGCGACCTTGACAAAGTTATTGACTCGTGCTGCGGCAAATGGTATAACTATAGATGGTCAATCAGGTCAGCCACAGCAAGCGCAGATCGCAGATGTTGTTAAGGGCCTGTTAGACGAGCAACTGAAACCGTTTAAGGAAAACCTGTCTGCCAATCAAGAACGTGAGAGACTAGCAAATCTCCAACGTCAAGAGGCAGCAGCGGTTGATGCGGAAGTCGTTCAGTTCTTTGAACGTAACCAGGATGCGAAGCCCTACGCTCCTGTGTTTGCCAGGGTGTTACGCGACCCGGCTTTCTCTGGAATGTCTCTAGGTGAAGTTTGGGCACGTATCTTACAAAACCAGTCTAGAGGCGGTCGCCGTCCTCAACTGCGTGATCCCGGTCGTAATGGCCGAACTCTCCGAAATGGTCGGGGAAGTCCTCCAAATGGTCGATCTGCTCCGTTTAACGGCGGGACAGAAATTGCCAATGTGAACGAGTCCTATGACTCGATCATCAATGGCATCCTCGACGAAAACCGTGTGTGAGTCACACAGATAAAGGACGGGATACGCAATGCCAGCTCTTGACACCTTAATCCACTCCATGCTTGAGCGCAGTCGTGCAAAGCTCATCATGGCGTCAGCTATTTCCGGTACCGTGAGTGCCTACTTGCACGCCAAAAAGCGTGTTATTATTGAGGACGGTGGTCCAGACATCACCAATCCTCTCATCGTCGGTTTGAACCCCAACGTTACCTCGATGCAGTACTATGATCAGGTGCCGGTGGATCAGACCAACGAATTCACGACTGTGGTTTATGCCATGAGTCGTGTCGTGGGCACCATGATCATCTCAGATCAGGAAGAGGACGAAAACCAGGGTAGGTCCGTCATCTTCAAAATCCTTAAGGGCAAGATGATGGCCCTTAACGAGTCCATTTCGCGTCAGTTTGCTACTTACCACACCTCTGTCGGTACTGGAACCGATCCAAATGGACTGGGAAACCTCATTCCAGCGGACCCGACGACAGGGACAATCGGTGGCATCAGTCTTGCCACTGAGAGCCAGTGGCGTCCTTCTTCGTATTCGTTTGCCACTACGCTTACTCCTGAGAACATCGAGGAGGCTTTCGATGACATCCTCGAAATTGATCTCAATCGAGGGCAGACTACTGATAGCGAGGCGAAGGAGAAGCCTACGTGCATCTTCGCGGGACGCAATATCTACAGAATGCACAAAGCGGCTGCTCGCGACAAAACTACTATTCAACTTGGCGATACAGGCTTCGGAAAGAAACTCATCAATCTCGGCATCGTTGGCACCACACATAATGGTGTCCCTCTTATGTTCGACGAGAAACTGGCCGCCAACGACTTTTATATGATCAACGACTCCTATATGTCGTTGCACATCCTCCGTGGCGTCAACATGAAGATCAAGCAGTTGGTTGCGCCTTGGAATACTGATGCCGTCGGTCGCCGCGTCGTTTGGGAAGGTCAGTTGTGCTCTTGGCGCAACTATCGTACCCATGCGTATGGTTCGAACACCTAAGGAGTGTGAGTCACATGGCTATTGCTCAACAAATGCCGGGTACTCGTTTGTCGTTCGTTGTCGTCAAACTGGAAGGTACCCTCAGGCGCATGGTTACGTCCTGGACCAAAAAAGACGGTCTAGTGCCTAAGGAAGTGCCTGTCCCTGCTGGAAATCTTGTCTACTTTCCACGCGGGCATGTGCTGCGGTTGTCTGATGAGGCGTTGGTCCATTACGGCTTGAACAAGAAGCCGCGAATGATCAATATGCAAGGTCTCCATGATCCTGAGAGCCCATTAGGCAAAATGTTGGCTGCGCAGGACGATGCTGCTCGTGCCAACGCTTACAACGACCTTGAACAGGCTGTGATGCACTTGGCCATTGCTAAGAGTGGTCCTGTGATCATGCCTGAGATGGTCAAGAAGATGCGTTTCGTGGAGGCGAAGGACTATACCACGAAGGGCAAAGAAGCTGCTTAGTTCCATCAACTCTATATAACTGTCCAACAGAAACAAGGATATAGAACATGGTCGCCCGTGCAAGAACCGCCTTCTTTCGTGGCGTTAATATGTACGTTCCAGGAATGCAGTATGCCGCCGATCTAATTCATGGTGCGCCTACTCCATTCTCCCTTGGAACGCCTGCTGTGGAAGCTGCGTCAGCACTTACTGCTGCTGGTGGATTGGCAAATGCCCTCCTAACGTATCCCTTGAACTTCGAAATCGATGCTAAGTACGGGCGTGGCATTCGTGTGGACTTTAGTGGTGTTCCTGGCACCAACGCCGTCATTCGGTTGCTCGGAGAAGATTATCTCGGTCAGCCGATCACTAAGGACTTCACTGGTGCTGCGGCTGCTACCACAACGACAGCGAGTGGTGTTGTCATGTGGAAGCGCATCACTGCGGCTCGTGTCACATTGGTAGCTTCCAACGCAGTCCAAATCCAGATTGGTACCTTGAAGACGCTGGGTCTGCCGTACAAGTCTGTTGTGGCATGGTCAAGGGAAGGTGGTGTTCCGGTTCTAACCGCTACGGCTCAAGCGGCTTGGACGGTTCCTGTCCTAACTGATCCTGCGACACTTGCTACGGCTGAGCCACGGGGTGTCTATCTTCCTGCCATCGCACTAAATGGCACCAACGAAATCATCGTCGCTCTTGACGGTGACAACTCTGTGAACGCTGCTAACAATGGCGGCTTGCACGGTATTCGTCACTTTGCTGTGTAAAACTGTGTGACTCACACAAAGGAACTAACATGCGTGCGTTTTGCTCACTCGCAGCCACCTTCCAAAGTAATGGCAACGAGCCTGTCTTTCTCGTTTCTTGGCAAGCTTGGGATGGTGTTAATGCGCCGACCTCAGGCGGTACTAGTGGCGTCGTTTCGATAGACGATAACGCTGATACTGTTCGAGCGAAGATGGTTAATGCAGTTGCGTCTGCATTGAGCATTCCGGTTAAGGATGTCGTGCTTATCTAGGGTGTGTGAGTCACACAAGGGGCTGCTCCTATGTCAGCAACTCTCCGAGTAATTGTCGACGAGTCCGAACAGTTGATCGGAGAGGTTGCTGGCGTGGGGGTGCAGCAGTACAGTGAAGATGTGTTGTTTCGTCACGCCATTCGCGGCTTCGACATGCTCTTCAAGAAGTATCACTGGCCTAACTATCGCAAATGGCAGACCGTGACGCTTAATGGATCGACAGGCATCATTACTACAGATGCCTTTCAAGGCGTTAGGGACTTCGAAGACTTCATGAGTGTGCATAGAACAGGTGAGACACAGCCTCTTCCAGTCCTTCCAAAGGGCCGTCCTCCTGGCACAGTTACAGGATCGAGGGCACTTTATTGGACCAGTATGCACGTTACAGATGCCAACTATGTCAATCGTAAGCTTCAATTCTATCCTATAGGTGCCGTGGGGACGCTTGACATTCAAGCACGCATCTATCCCATTGTGTCTCCTGCGACTGATTGGGATTGGGAAGACGTGATGTATCTCGATAAGAGTCTGTTAGTTTACGCGACTAGCTTCATGGCTCTTGTTGTCAACGCACTCAATCCAGAGGCGGCAAATACATGCAAAGGACTAATGCAGACGCAGTACGATAACATTACTAACGGCCTCGCTGATACGCCGATTGCGATTGAGCACAGTAATAGTGTTCCTGATCAGTGGTACGTTCAACCATGAGCGCCAAACTTTTCTCAGTAGACTTTCGGGCCGGTGCTAAGCAGAACCTTGTACCGTTGACCATTCGTGGCTTCGGAGGAGGCTTAAATGCCGTCGATAACGACATTGAGATGGACCCCCGCTTCCAAAAGGTCCTTGACAATTTTAGGCGCACGCCAAAGGGTTCACAGGTTATACGCTTTGGGTCCAAATGGTCATCCGATGTCAAAAGTGTCTCCAATAGTCCAATCGTTGACGAGGTATTCTTTTCCAACGCCGTCATCTCCCCTCTTGAAAATGGTAATGTGGTTGCTACAGACGTTAATGGTGTCGATACTATTATTTGGAGTAGTGCTATTGCTGCTGCTCTGTTGGGTAGTCCTGCTGGTTGGACTCCCGGTGTGGATAGTGTGGACTTTGTACCGTTTAAGAACAAGCTTGTAGTTCATAATGGTGTAGATAAACCAATCTTCTTCACTGCGGGTTTGGTTGGTAATTATCTGCAAGATGAGGCAACTGGAAGCAATGTCAACGTCCCAATCGGTAAGTACGGATGCGTTGTTGGAAACTATCACTGCGTTGCTGGCATCCCAGCTGCGCCCACGACCATCTACATCACAGCCAAGGGAACTATCGGAACCTTCCCTGGCGACCCTCCACCTAATGACGCTATTAGTATTGACGTTGGTGCTTATGCACCTGAAGGAGCGCCCGAAATTAGAGGCATCGCTGGCTTCCGGACATTCCTCATCGTCTTCTTCGAGAAGCAATCCCTCCTGATCAAATTAGGTGTATATGACACAGACACACCAGCGAACCACACGCCAAGTTTCGATGACACGATGCCGGCATTTGGTCTACTCGGACATCGTTGCATCGTCCCAGTTGGCACCGACCTTCTTTTCGCAGGCCCCGCAGGTATTGCAAGTGCCAAACGAAATCTGTTATCAGGACTTATTGACAGTACTCCGGTCAGTAGCTCTATCGAACCCGAGTACAGGCGACAAATTGGCACGTTAAGCGACTCGCAGTTGTTGAAGTCGTGCTTTATGGTATTCGATGAGATTGCACATGAAACGACACTTCACCTACCTAACGGCGATGGTTTCATCCGGTGTTACAATGAACAATTGCGCTATGACAGCTGGGGAACTTTTTCTGGACCATCGTATAGGTCGGGTTGCGTTTCCTCTAAAGGGCGCCGCTTCTTTTCGCTCGGTACACGGCTATTTGCTGGTGGAAATTCTGTGTTTACGGGAGAAAATTACTACGCGGATCGTTTGAATGATCGTGATGCTGATTGGACTCCTGGTACGCCTTATCTGACAGGCGCCATTATTCATGACCAGATAGAAGATACTAGTTTCCTCGCGATTGCCGATAATACGAGTGGTGCTGTTTCGTTTGCTCAGGATCGCATCGATCAAGCGTTGAGCCCAAAATGGGAAGAGTATTTAGGCGATGCCATTACCATTGATCTTGAAATGCCATGGCTTGATGGTAAGGACCCAATGCAGCTAAAGGCCAATCGATACGTTGCATTGGCTACCAAAGGAACTGCGACCTTTACGCTATCGGTATGGGTAGACAATCTGTTCAAGGACGAAGATGGTGTGCTTCTTCATCCTCCTGCACTCGCATTGGAGTTTATCGGCAATGACGGACCTGGTTTTGGTTTTGATACTGAGCCTTACGGTGGCGGTCGTCGATCTAATGATCCTAGGCTCATGCGCTTTCCTGTTAACTTCAAATCAATCAAGCCCAAGATTACCGCCTCAACGAGGAAGCCCCTAGAGATCATTAACATCTCTTTCCTCTTCCAACGTGGCAAGTTTGGACGATAGGTGTGTGAGTCACACAGATGACTGATTTCACCGCTCACTTTCGCTTCCCAATCCCTGATTTTACGCAGGAGCCTTGGCATGCCGAGCTTCAAAGCTTTCTTCGCGCAGTGGATACAGCCATTTATCAAGCCGTCCTTATTCAAAACGTTGGCAATTGGGCCAATTCCACTGTTTATTCCATTGGATCGATTGTTATCGATAGCGCAACTGGTCTTATGTGGACTTGTGCTGTTGCAAATACTTCATCGACTGCGCCGACGACTTTCGCTCAGGAGAGGGTGGCTCATCCAACCTTCTGGAATGCAACAGCAAATATTCCACAGCAACGGGGAGCTTGGACGACTGCTACTTCTTACATTCCTGGTGACTTTGTTGTTGACACTAATCGTTATGCCGTTTGTCTCGTTGCTCATGTTTCCGGAGTATTCAATACGGACTTGGCGGCTGGTCGGTGGGTTGTATTAGTTGATCTATCGGCTTTAGGTGTTGGCATCAATGCTACCGTTGAAGCCACTCTCGCATCGGCAGCTACGACTAATATAGGTGCAACGCCGGCAACACGTATCAATATAACAGGAGTGACTGGTATTACAAGTTTTGGTGTTGTTGCGAACACATATAAAATCCTGCGTTTTTCTGCAGCACTCACAATTACTGGTTCGGCTGCCATTACCTTGATTGGTGGTGGTCCTCGCGTAACAGCCGTCAATGACATAATGTGGGTGTCGTCAGATGGCGTAGGCAATTGGCGTGAATTGATGTACACGCCTGCGTCTGGACTACCGTTGACAATTCCTGATGCGACTACAGCAGCGAAAGGAGTCATTGAGCTAGCGACACAAGGCGAAGTTGATCTAGGTGTTGACACTGTTCGTGCCGTAGTTCCTGCAACACTCAAGACGCGACTCGATGCACTGACAACCACAATCTTGCTTACCATTCGAGATGGAGTATCCGGAACACTTGATACCTTAGCTGAAATTGCAACAGCGATTGGTTTCTTGGCACCAAAAGCCAATCCGACATTTACTGGTGGCGCAAACTTCGATACTATAGGAGCCAATGGCATTACCGTAGCGAGCCTTACTGTATCTGGCGGTTCAACATTTCCTGCTGGTGATGTTGGTTTGGCGGAGTTAATTGGTGAAGCAAAGCCGTTTCTCAACATGCTCTTTGCGCAAGACCTTAAGTCTACTAATACTTTTGGTCAGGCACTAACGGCAAATGCGTTTACCAAAAGAAACCTGGGCATAACGGTTAATAATATTGGCGCTACAATTGTTTCGGATGTAGTAACGTTACCTGCGGGTACATATTGGGTAGATGGATGGACAACAGTTGGTGCCAATATCGATGTGGGGGCTGGCGGTACAACAGCGGCGCGACTTGCTGTCCGTTTGAGGAATACTACTGGTGGGTTAACGCTCTTGGTGGGTCAAGGGGATAACATTAATGGTTCGGACTCAGGTGTGGGAGGTGCTGACCTTATGAATAAACAGTTTTACTTCAGAGGCATAATTACTGTTGCTGCTGCTCAGGCGCTTGAGTTGCAGGTATTCGTATCGTCGTTGACAAACGTTACTGTGGATGGTGGTAGAGCAGCAAATACAGGTGACTCTGAAATCTATAGTGAAGTTCTATTCCTCAAGATCGGTTAGTGTGAGTCACACAAAATGACGACGACGTTTACCACACACTTTCGATTTGGCCTGCCAGATTTCCTTGCCGGTCCATGGCACGCCGATTGGTATGCACTCGTCATCAAGATGGACGAGATACTGTATGAATTGGCCATTACGTCGAATGCAGCGCTCTGGGAAAACTCTCATGCGTACATAATCGGCAACATCGTAATCAGTCCAGAAGACGGGTTCATGTGGACCTGTTCTGTGGCACATACTAGTGCGGTATCACCTACTACATTCTCTGCTGACCGTTTGGCACATCCAACATTCTGGACATCTATCGGTATTGGTGATGACCTTACTGCTATTGAGGCGTTGACTGGTACAGGTTTTCCTGCACGAGCTGGTAGTGGTCTATGGTCGCTTCGCACGTTCACGTTCTCGAATGGTATAACAATTACTAATCCTAGTGGTGCAGCAGGCAGTCCGAACTTCGCTCCGGCCAATGACCTAGGGGCCATCGAGGCACTTTCTACTGTTGGAGCATTGCATCGTACTGCTTCAGAAACATGGGCATTACGTACGCTTACAGGACCTGCCGCAGGTGTCACTGTTTCGAATGGTGATGGCGTAGCAGGCAATCCAACAATCAATTTGATTAATGACCTGGGTGCCATCGAAGCTTTATCTACAAATGGCATTTTGTCTCGTACTGCAACTGATACCTGGGCAATTAGAACGTTGCAGGCACCTGCCGCAGGCATCGCTATCACTAATCCTGGTGGTGTTGCTGGTGATCCAACGTTCGCACTTGCTAACGATTTGGGAGCTATTGAGACACTTAACACTAATGCAATTCTTGTACGCACTGGTACAGATACATGGGCGGCACGCACACTAACTGCGCCAGCTGCTGGGCTTACAATTACCAATCCTGCTGGTACTGCCGGCAATCCTACGTTTGCATTTGCTAATGACTTAGCCGCTGTTGAAGCATTGGCTGGAACAGGTGTTGTTCAACGTACAGGTACCGATACGTGGTCAGTTGGTACGACAATCACCGTTGCGCAAGGTGGTTCCGGCGTAGGCACGTTAACTGATCATGGCGTCTTGTTTGGACGTGGTACTGGGAACTTCGAAGCGTCTTCAGCCGGAACTGCTGGTCAAGTAATGAAATCTGGCGGCTCAGGTGCAAATGGCGCCTATGCCGATGATTTGGTAGGGATCGAATTTATTATTGATGGTGGCGGTGTAGCGATCACGACAGGCATCAAGGGTGATTTGGAAATTCCGTTCAATTGTACGATCGTGTCGGCAACACTTCTTGCAGATCAGAGCGGTTCTATTGTTGTAAACGTTTGGAAGGACTCTTTTGCTAACTATCCTCCTGTAGTTGGTGACAAAATTACAGCGTCGGCGCCACCTACAATTACTGCGACAACGAAATCGCAAGATACAACACTGACAGGGTGGACTACTAGTATATCAGCCGGAGATACATTGCGTTATAACGTGGATAGTGTATCAACAATTCAACGCGTTACGCTATCACTTAAGGTCAGGAGGACGTAATGGCTCTTAGATACTTGACTGGCGTGTGGATGACGGGAACACTACGAGGCAAGGTGCACAAATTTGATCTAGACGAGGGTTTGCCTGTACACAGTCACGCGGATGGTAGAGGTATGCATATTACTGTTGTGCTGAGTGGTAGTTTTCTTTGTGTCGGTAATCCTGAGATAGAAGGTGAAATAATGAAGGTGGGAGACGTTTTAGATTGGACAGCAAGTGAACCACACGGTTTCAGGGCACTTGAAGCTAACTCCTCCTTCTTACAGATAGCAAAGCAATGAATTGGTCTCTACTCAAAGGAACGCGTTCCAACGATCCCCTTAAGCTTAAGGGGCGTCGTCGTGTTGTGCGCGCCATGGCACCGATCCTCCTCGGTGCATCGTTACTATGCGCTCGTGTTGTGTGTGAGTCACACGGCGCCGAACATCGCACAGTTATTGAGACGTGGCGTAAAGTCGATGATAAGAAAAGCGATATTGTTATTCTTTCAGTAACTGCCTTTCTTGTATCACCTACTGGTAGTAACCAAACATATAACGTTCCAAACGATTGGGACTCGGCAAATAATACCATTTCTACAATTGGTGCTGGTGCAAGTGGTTCTATCGGTCAGCAAGGAACAGACGGTGGCAGTGGAGGAGGCGGTGGAGGTTATTCGTCACAATCAAATATTACACTAACACCAGGCGGCACTGCCACATATCAGATTGGAACTGGCGGTGCATCAGTTACCAGAACAAATAACGGTACCAGGCTGACTGGAAATGCTGGTGGTGATACCTGGTTCAATGGAACAACTCTCGGTGGGTCAACTGTAGGTGCTAAGGGAGGTACCAGTCGTCCTTCACCCCTCGGTGGCCTTGGTGGTGAGCAGGTAGGCAATACAGGTGGTGTAGGAGCGACGAAGCGTTTAGGGGGAAATGGCGGCTTTGGTGGCGATGCCTGTATCGGTAACGGAAATGCTGGTGGTGGTGGTGGTGCTGCTGGGAACACAGCCAATGGAACTAACGGAGTCGACGGCAACGGTACGCAAGGCAATGGCGGTGCTGGGGGAGCAACAGGCGGTGGTGCTGGTGGTAGTGGCGCAGGTGCCAATGGTTCTGCTGGTACAAATTTTGATGCCACTCATGGTGCTGGTGGTGGTGGCGCCGGCTCACTCATAGCTGGGACGGCGGGAGCCGGTGGTCTCTATGGTGCTGGTGGTGGCGGTACTCCTAATTCAGGAAGTGGCACATTCACTAGCGGTGCTGGGGCCCAAGGTTTGATTGTGATTGTGTATACACCTGCTGTTGGTGCATCGGTACGTAACAGAGGTTTCATAATTGGATAGGAGGATGTCATGGCAAAACACAACATGTCAACATATGTAGCAGTAGAGCAGGCCGAGGATGATGGCGATACCAAAGCAATCTGGAGTGCAGCAGCCGAAAGATTGCAAGGCACCGATGGAATAAAATGTGCACATATGCACTATGCAGATGGTAAATTGTGTGGTACATTTACACGAAGCTGGGAAACCCCCGATCCTGAGCCAGAGAGTGTGACTCACACACTTCCTGAAGGCGTCGAGAAGGAGTAATCGCAATGTCTTGGCTTAGTGAAGCGTTCTCAGGTAACAGAGCTAAAAATCAGGCCAAGGCAGAGGAAGAGGCTGCTGCGGCAAAGCAGGCGGCCGATGCAAAGGCTGCACAGGATAAGCTTGACTCTGACAAAGCTATCCAAGACGCCAAAAATATAGCGTTGCGTACTAGCGCCTCTGGTGCTGCACGTAATTCTGCTAACTCATACTTCACGAACCTTGGTTATGATCCAGCCCAGTTCTCTGGTGATTTGGATACCAAGATCAACGACATCCTCGGCACAACTTCAGTGGATGATCCTAATGTCGGTTCATACTTTAAGGACATTGGACAGAGCATTTTCAACTCCAAGCAAGATGCCTTCCGATCCAAATCCAATCGCGATCTCAATTCTGTGTTCACGCCCGACTATGAACACACGCGCATCGCGGATACAACAGATGATCCAGTTCTGTCCGATGTATTTAATGAGCAGCGTGGTCAAGCCGATGACTACATCAACAATCTCTTTAAGCGTGGAGTCATCAACCAAACTGGCAAAGAAGGCGCTGAACGCAACCTAGATACGCAAGGGGCACGGGTCCATTCGACTCTCAACGATATCGGCAGTGGTGTACTTGCAACGGGAAGACAAGGGTTGACTGACATCCAAAATCGTGCCCGGTCAACTGCTCAAACTCTTCCGTTTGGTTCTGGCTTCGATGTTGGTAACTATGCCAATCAAGCCAATCGATCGTATGACGACTTCATGGGTAGTCTCGGTAACTCAGTGCGCTCGCGGATAACGAGTCCATTGTTTGATACAAGTAGCCTTGCGGCGATTGCTGGTGGCGCTCAAGGTGCACAGAACTTTAAGTTTGATCCGAAGGCACTGGCTGGTGTGTTGGGATCAGGCAATCCGAACGATAACGAAACGCAACAAAACCAAGAGACCCCTAATCGCGTTAGCTTCTAACAGTGTGAGTCACACGCCATGGAACCTATTAGCGCTGCATTAATGGCTGGAACTGCTGCGGCTAACTTCTTCACAGGTGCACGAGCCAATCGCAACGCAGAAGACAACTTGGCGTTCCAAAAGTGGCTCGCCAATGAAGAACTTAGAATGGGTCAGGCATCTCGCACAGATGCTATGGGCAACACTGTTCGATATGATAAGGCGCTTAATAAATGGGTCACTGATCTAACTCCTTACCAAAACCAACTTGCAAAAGCTGGTGAGCACGAGCAGTTTCTTAACCTTACCGATGATGCAGGACGTAATCGCAACGTTCGTGAGCGCGCTTACCAACGCGGTCAGGATGCAGGTGAAGATTACAATCGTGCCTCCGCGGGGTATAGATATGATCAGGGTCCGGGAGAAGATGCTATCAGGGGTCAGCTTACGGACCTCATCTTACGTTCTCGACAAGGACAGAACACTGGTGGAGGAAACACAAACAACTTTATCCGACAACGCGGTAACCTTCCTGTTGTTTCGTCCAGTCGCGGACCGTCATCAGGAGTCTCGGACGTTGCATCGGCGCTCTTGGAAGCACGTCAGGGTGCCCTAGGTGAACGTGGTCAAAGAGACCAACAGAGTGCTAGCAAATATCTACCTGCTATGCAGAACTTTGCTGCTCAGATGGATGCTGGAGGAGGAACGCCTGTACAGTTCCCGAAGTTTGACTACTTGAACCAGAACCAAGCTGGTATGTCCGATGACGCACTCAAGGCATTTGGACAGGCCGGTAAAGGAGTTGAAGGGGCGTATGGCAACCTTACTAATGCGTCTAAGCTTGGTATTATCAATCCTGCTCAGTACGCCACTTTCCTTCGTGGTGGCCAAACAGGAAAGACAAATTCTAGCGGAGTCTCGCCGATAGCATCTAGTACTACATCCGATGGACGAGACCTAGACAGTATCATGTACGACTTTTAGCGTGTGAGTCACACAATGGCCGACGAAGAAATCGACAACGCACTTCTCAAAGAGGAATACGCAGTCCTCAAAAAGCGTGGTGTCCCTGATACGGACCCACGCATTGTTGCGATTAGGCGCATTTCTAAGAAGCAAAAGGCGCCATTGGGAAGGGAAGGTTTAGACTTTCCCATGCAATTAAAGTTTCCTGTGAAGCGGAGAGAAGACAATGGCTGAACAGGACAATAGAGGTGTAATGGAGTCGATCCGTCGTGCCATGTTGGCAGGACGACAGAGCGACAATTTCAGCATGGAGCACAATCCTGACTGGAAATACAATAAAATGTATGGTGATATATTCGATAAAACAGAGCCAGGAGACGATAATTACTTGATGCTTCCTGAGAGTCCTACTCGTCGATATCACTTTGGCAATGATGATCAATATGCACAGAATGGCCCATTCACTGGTCAACGGACAGAGCCTGAGATGCCGTCTGCTCGTGATGTGATCATCATGGAGCGCAGCAACGATCCACGAGTCAAGGAGATGTTTGGTGATGCTTTTGGGACTGAAGCGCTTGATCGGAATAATCGTAATCGTTATGGGGTACGTTCTCCTGATTACATACCTAATCCCAGGCCCAGGCCCAGCGCCGCACCACTAGGTCCTGGAGAGGATGAGTATCAAGGCGATCAATCAGGCATGTCCCCAGATACATATAAGACTGAGGGACAACCTCGTCCAGAAGAAGCATACAGCTATATCCCAGGACTCAAAGAGCGTGTTGCAGAGCATGTGTATGGTCCTGGTGCTGCACGTGAGACGAAGGGCGATCGGCAAGACGGTACTAGATTTGATCGTGACTTCGAGGATGTAGGTGGCGATCAACGCGCAAACATCCAAGATTATCGCCTTAGAGCTATCGAGAACATGATGCAACGTGGGGGGCAACAACCAGAAGGAGCATCACCGCCTATGTCCTCAGAGGGTCTTGACGATTTGTTACAGCGTCACTTCCAAGAGATGCGGCAACAACAACTTAGTGAGGACCCTGAACTATCAGAGTTTGACAGACGGAGACAGCGGTGAAAGAAGTAGATGTCAATACCGTGCTT